CTGCAGCATCACGGGCGCGCGTCGCGCGCTCCAGAAACTCGGCAAACGGCTGTTTCCCGGTTTGCCCGCGTTTCCTCCACGTGATCAGAGTCTGCTCAGCGAGACCGGCATGAGCTGCCGCAGCCGCCCATGATACGCCCAGTTCAAGGGCCTCGCAGACCCTAGCGATGGTCTCTGGAGTACAGTCAGTCGGACGGGCCATCATCGCCCCCAGTACGTATGCAGCACCTGACCGACGATGCGGCGCCCACCACGGGCAACGCACGAGCCAGGATGATCGTATTTCCCACAGTACCACAGCGCTCGGCGGCTCCAGTCCGGGGCCGGGAGTGCATCCACGATGAACTCGATGCCGAGCGTGATGTGCCCGATGGTCAGCGGCCATCGGCAGCCGTGCGCGTGCTGCCCGGGCGACCAGAGCGCGGTCGAGAGCGTGCCGTCGTAGCGCGCCCACCCCTTGCGATCGAGCTGCGCCCTGTTGCGGATCACCTGGAGCACGGCTGCCCCGTCTCGGTAGTCGCGGCCAGACTCGGCGCAGGCGGTGTCGGCAGCACCCAGGACGAGGAGCAGCCCGTGCACCATCGAGAGCGCGGTCATGTCAGCCCTCTGTACAGCAGCGCCAGGGCTGCAGCGGCGAAGATGATGGCCGGCGTCATGACGGCCACCACTCGACGCCACGTAGGCGTCTGCCGATGTGCCCGATCTCGCCGGGCTGGATGGTTCGTCGTTTGGCTAGACGGACGTGGCCCTCAATGCTCTCCACGCTCAGGGCCCAGCACGAATCCCAGGCCCGCAGGATGACCAGGGACAAGCATTGCTGAGCATGAGCTCTGACCAGTTCGTCCCACTGGCGGGCATTGAGTGCCCCGCCGTCCACGGCTCGACCGTCTGGAGAGATGCCGCAGTCCCAGGACCCATCAGCTCCGTGATGCTTCGCCTCGAGGACGATGTGCCGCCCCTCCGAGCTGAAGCCAGTGAAGTCCACTCCCTGATAGCCAACGAACGCTGCGCGGAAGATGTGCCGCCCTCGACGATCCACGCTCACGCGACCGAGGACAGATACCGGCGTCCCGACGCGGCGCACCCAGGCGATACCAGCTCTAGCCAGCCTCGTGTGGTAGCTGTCGAGCCACTCCTCAAGACTCTCGCCATCCGCTCTGGCTGCTCGTCCTGCGGCTGCTCTGGTCGAGATGCTCATGGCTGCACAGCACTGACGTACTGCCAGCCGGTGATGCTCCCTCGGATGAGGCTACGACCTCCAGGCCATCGACTCATGGACCGTGATTGCGCCAAGAAGCTTGCGTGTCGAGACAGTGGCTCTACCTGAGGCATCGTCCGTGGCATGGGCTTGGGCTTGGGCATGGATACACTGGGCTGACGCCCACCGCGTCGCTCCCGCATTGGCAGCGTAGGCATACCATCTGACGGCAATCTATGCCGGGTAGCCCAGCGTGCGAGCAGCATCGACCACCAAGCGCCGACGGATGCCCATCCATCCTGTGCGGCTGCCTCTTCGCAGCGCTGAGCCCACGATTCCACGTACTCGATTTGCACACGGCGAGAGGTGACACGAGTCCGCGTCGAGGCGCTCCGAGCCGATTGCCACCCTGCTGCGACGTATAGCTCCCGGGGGATGCGGTGGCTGATGTCTGGTAGCTCAATACCATCGATCATCGCCTCTGCCTGGATGGCAGTCCGCACTGACCAGGCGAACGACCACATAGCCCGCTGAGCGTGACGAGACACGATCATGAGCGTCCAGTTGCAGAACTTGACCGATACTCTGCCTGTCCGGCTTGCGCCCTTCTTCACGTTCTATCCCTCCAGGTGTTGTGCGGAGCGTGGTAGCTCGCACGAGCGAGACCCAGCGGACCGAGTCTATTCTTGCGGACGATGATCTCGGCGTCGTCGTCCTGGCCGTCCTCTCCATGCAGGCTCGGCCTGTAGAGCATCATCACGACGCTGGCGTTGTGCTCTGCTCTGCTGCTCTCCCGGAGGTCGGCAGAGACTGGCCGCTTGTCGCTGCGCTGTCCGCTGGCGCGGTTGAGCTGCGCTCCGACGACGACTGCGATCTTGTGCCGCTTCGCCAGCTCGAGCAGCCCGTCGGCAACCTCGGCCACCTCCTGCTCTCGATTGCCGTGGCGCTGGCTCGCGCGTACGAGCTGCAGGTAATCGACGACGAGGACTCCGACCTGACCCTGCTCACGCTGAAGACGCCTACGGACCTCTCGGTCAAGTAGACCGATGGTAATGGCAGGTGCGTCGAGGATGCTCATCTGCCAGCTCTTGATTCGATGGGCGACTGCAACGACCCGGACTGTCTCGTCTCGGTCGAGATCCATGCGCTCCAGGGCTCGACCGTCAACGTCAGCAAGGCATGCGGTGATGCGCTGAGCGATGGCCTCGGCGGGAACCTCAGCTGTTGCGTAGAGCACAGCTCCACCACGGTCGGCAGCCTGAGCTGCGAGATACGTGAGCCACGCCGTCTTGCCATGGCCGCTCGCGCCGCCGACCAGGTACATGTGCCCAGGCCTGAGACCCTCGATGATCTCGTCGAGTGCAGCGATACCGGTCCGAGCGTACTGCTGCTCGATGGGCGTCGACTTTCTGGCCTTGAACTCGTCGAGCATTGACCGGATGGCGCTCGTGATGGCGATGGATGTTGCGCCCTTGGCGGCATCTCCGACCCGCAGCACGTCCTCGATGATGGTATCGGCAACCTGGTCAGCGGCGTCCGGTACGTCGTCGACATCCTGGCACCTGTCCAGACCGACCCGGCATGCTGACGCGAGGCGGCGCAGCCTCGACGCAGTCCTGACCCGCTTCGCGTGATGCACCACATCCCTGGCGCCCCATGCCGACGACTGCAGATCGGCCAGCCACGCCATGATGCGCTGGTCTAGGTGCGTCATGCCTGATTCCAGGTTCCATGTGCCGCCACCGACGGCACACGAGACGGTCACTACGTCCACAGGCTCACCTCGTGCGACGAGCTGGCGCATGGCACGCATGGCCGCAGCTGCATCTGGGTGGGCGAAGTCGGTCTCGTCGCAGTAGTCGGACGCCGCGTCGATGGCGTGTGCTCCATCCGCCAGACAGGCAGCGATGACCTCGATTTCCGCGACTTGGGTGCGGTCTATGCTCATAGGTCTCCCATGATGTCGTCGAGCTCCTCGGAGCTGACGGCTTGCTTCGGTGGCTTGAATGCGGGTCGAGACGGCTGCTCGGGTACTGGTCCTCGGCGTCGTGAGCAGATCGCCCTCAGATACGACGGGCCCTGCACCTGACCTCGGGTCTCGATCGATGAACGGATGGCCCAGAGCACCTCTGCACCGCCGTACTCCACGACCAGTGCGGCCAGCATCTCGCGGATTGCTCCTGGCACTACGGACCAGGGTGCTCCCATGGGTGAGACGGTGGCGAGGCGATAGGCCTCGACGACTTGTCCGAGCTGCTCATCTGAGCCTGGAGTGGTGGCAGTAGCCGTCCGGTCGTCTGGAGCTACTACTGCTACTACTGGAGAGATCAGGATCTCCTTATTAGGGGGTGTGGGGGATTGTGTCTGGCGGACACCTTCGGAGTGTCCCGGGGACACCTTTCCGCGAACCTCCGATGGTGTCCCTGGGACACCTTTGGGTGTCTGCTGGACACCTAGTCCGATGACGTAGCAGCCCCGGTCCAGACGCGAGAGCCAGCCAGAGGACATGAGGTCGTCCATGCGCCGAAGTACCGTGCTGCGGCAGCAGCTGGAGACCTGCACGATGCGCTCAATGGTGCACCGACACGTCCCTGCCTGGTCTCCGTGGTATCGGATGGCCGTGAGTATCGCCTTGCTCTCCACGTCCAGGCTGGACCGCCAGATGCGGCCGATGTCAGCACCGAACGTCACGGAGATTCGAGACCCAGGAGCCGGACCACGTCGGCAGTGCTCAATCCGAGCACCTCGGCAATCACCGGCACCCATTTGGGACCAGGAGTCGTTTTGCCTGAGCACCACTGGCTCAGGGTCGTGGGTCGTACTCCGATCTCACAAGCGATTGTGTGCTGATGGACCCCTCGGGTCATGCACGCGATCTGGACGGCTTGCTTCAGGCGATTGGCATTGGTCATGCCAAGAGGTTGCACGACATTCACGCGATATTCAAGCGCGAGAAAAGCGACATTTATACTTGCGCCAGCGGAAATCGGCGGATATGGTCCCCCCTGTTGCCGCACGGTGCGGCAGCGACCGGAGGACAAATGGAGCGTAGAGACTACATCGGCGGCACGGACGTGGCCGTCATCCTGGGGCTGAATGCATACTCGACCATCGGGGAGGTCTGGCGGCGCAAGGTCGGCCTGGACGGAGAGGTCGAGCCCAACGACCGGATGCGATGGGGGTTGCTGCTGGAGCCGGTGATTCTGGCTGAAACGCAGCGGCGCCTGGACGTGGTCGGGTGGCAGCCCGGCTGCATTGTCCACCCGTGGCTGGAGTACCTGGCGGGTACGCCTGACCTCGTGTACGAGCGAGACGGCCAGCTCGTGGTCGTCGATGCGAAATGGAGCAAGGTGCGCGGGCTCGGCGCTGATGGAACGGTTGCGGACCCTGATAGTGGCACCGTCCCTGGGCAGTGGTGGGCTCAGCTGCACCACTACGGATGGTTGCTCGAGGAGACGACGGGGAAGCCCTGCGCGCTCGGTCAGATTGCCGTGCTGACCCCGGACGGACTGCGGAT